CTGCCGCGTCGTGGTGACTGCCAACACCGAGAACCAGCTACGCACGAAGACCTGGCCCGAGATCAGCAAGTGGGTGCGCCTGAGCCTGACCGCGCCGTGGTGGCAAGTGCCGGCCATGTCGGTCTACAGCAGCGAAGCCGGGCGCGAGAAGTCGTGGCGCGCCGATGCGATCCCCTGGAGCGAGAACAACACCGAAGCCTTCGCCGGCCTGCACAACAAGGGCAAGCGCATCGTGTTGATCTTTGACGAGGCCGCGGCCATTGCCGACAAGGTGTGGGAAGTGGCGGAAGGCGCGCTGACCGACGAAGACACTGAGATCATCTGGCTGGCGTTCGGCAACCCGACGCGCAACACCGGGCGCTTCCGCGAGTGCTTCCGGCGGTATCGCCACCTGTGGATCACGCGCCAGATCGACAGCCGCACGGTGGAGGGCACGAACAAGGCATACCTCGACGAGCTGGTGGCCACGCACGGCGAGGACAGCGACATCGTGAAGGTGCGCGTGCGCGGCCAGTTCCCGTCGCAGTCCGTCAAGCAGTTCATCAGCACCGACGACGTGGAAGCCGCTTTCGGCCGACACCTGAAGCCCGAGGCGTACAACTTCGCTCCGAAGATCCTGACCTGTGACCCAGCGTGGGAAGGCGACGACGAGATCGTGTTCGGGCTGCGGCAGGGCCTGCAGTTCCGCATCCTCGCCACGATGCCGAAGAACGACAACGACATCGACGTGGCGGCCAAGCTGGCGCAGTTCGAGGACGACCACGGCGCCGATGCTGTGTTCGTGGACGCCGGATACGGCACCGGCATCGTCAGCGCCGGCAAGACCATGCGCCGGAACTGGCGGCTGGTGTGGTTCGCTGGTGAGTCGCCCGATCCCGGCTGCCTGAACCTGCGGGCGCACATGTGGAAGCAGGCCCGCGACTGGCTCAAGGCCGGCGGCGCCATCCCGCAGGATCAGGTGCTGATGGACGACCTGATCGGGCCTGAGACTGTGGCGCGGCTGGACGGGAAGATCCAGATCGAGAGCAAAAAGGACATGAAAGCGCGCGGGCTGCCCAGCCCGAACCGTGCCGACTCGCTGGTGCTGTCGTTCGCCTACCCGGTGAAGGCGCGGGAGCTGGGCAAGCCTCGGGCGGCTCACGCCATCATGGACTGAATCGCGGGATTCCGACACGCGAGGCATTCACCCTGCGGGCCTGCAATGGAGCCCGCCCATGTCCGGCATCTTCTCGCCCCCGAAACTTCCACCGACGCCGGAGCCGATCAAGCCGCCGACCGTTGACGACGCGCGGCAGGCCGAGGAGGACATGCTGAAGCTGCGCCGCCGCCGCGGCCTGGCTTCCACGTTCCTGGCCGGCAAGGTCCGCCCGAGCGCTGCTGGCTCGCTGCTCGGCGCCGCATCGCCTGCCGGCACTGCTGACCCCGCCGCCGCGCCTGGCCCCGGCAAGAACGCCGCGTCGATGCAATGAGCGACGAACGCGCCCGCGAGCTGGTCAAGCAGGCTAACGCGCTACGCAACGACCGCAGCACGTTCGAGCAGCACTGGCAGGACGTGGCCGATGTCATGCGGCCACAGCAGCATCCGTTCGTGCATGACACGGCGACGACGCAGCCGGGCAGCAAACGCACCAGCAAGATGTTCGACGGCGTGCCGCCGCTTGCGCTGGAGAAGCACGCGGCCGTGCTGGAGGCGCTGTTGTCGCCGCGCAATCAGATCTGGTCCAAACTGGCCGTGACCGATGAGGCGCTGCAGGAAGACCTGGAAGTCCAGCGCTACCTCGACGAGGTGAACAAACTGCTGTTCCGCGTGCGCTATCGCCCGCAGAGCAGCCTCGCCAGCAACTTGGCCGAGTCGTATCTGAACCTGGGCGCGTTCGGCACGCAGGGCCTGTTCGTCGGTGACGACATGGGCCGCGGCATCGTCTACAAGTCCTGCAGCCTGCACGGCCTGCTGATCGGCGAGGACATGAACGGGCGCGTGAACCGCGTCTTCCGCGAGTACAAGTACACCGCGCACCAGGCGGCCGAGGCGTTCGGGCTTGACCGCTTGCCGATGGCGGTCAAGGCGGCCTACGAGAGCAAGAGCGAGCAGCAGTTTGACTTCATGCAAGCCGTGGTGCCGCGCGCCTACGTGGAGGACAACCGCCGCGACTTCCGGGGCATGGCTCTGGCTGCCGTGGACATCTTCCGCGGCGACAGCACGACCGTCAGCGAGCGCGGCTACCGCGTCATGCCGTACTGCGTCAGCCGCTACACCAAGAGCGTGAACGAGCTATACGGCCGGTCGCCCGCCATGCTGGTGCTGGCAGCCGTGAACATGTCCAACCGGATGAAAAAGACGATCATCCGTGGAGCCGAGAAGGCCGTCGATCCGCCGCTGATGACGCTGGACGACAGCCTGGCGCCGTTCAACCTGACGAACGGCGCGATGAACTACGGCACGCTCGACGAGCAAGGCCGTGAACTGGTAAAGGCATTCACCGGCGGCGCGCGGGTTGACCTGGGCGCCGAGATGCTGGAGGCCGAGCATGCCGTGATCCGCGAGGCGTTCCTGCTGGACGTGTTCCAGATCCTCAAGGAATCGCCCGTGATGACGGCCACCCAGGTGCTGGAGATGGCCAAGGAGAAGGCCGCGCTGCTGTCGCCGATCATGGGCCGCCAGCAGTCCGAACTGTTCGGCCCGATGACCGAGCGCGAACTGGACATCCTGAACGCCGCCGGCATGCTGCCGCCGATGCCCGAGGCGCTCATCGAAGCCGGCGCCGAGGTGCAAGTCGAGTACCAGAGCCCGCTCGCCATCGCGCAGCGCTCGGAGACTGGCGCGTCCATCCTGCGCACGCTGGAGGCTGTCACACCGCTGGCGCAGCTGCCCGAGGGTCAGGAGGCCATGCGCGTCTTCAACATCACCGAGAGCATGCTCGAACTGGCGCGCATCAACGGCTATCCGGCCAAGGCGCTGCGCAGCAAGGACGAGATCAAGGCGCTGGAAGAGCAGGACCAGCAGGCGCTGCAGGCCCAGCAGCTGTTGCAGGCCGCGCCCGTGGTCACGCAGAGCCTTGAGAGCCTGGCGAAGGTGCAAGCGCTGGGCAACGGGCCGTGACGCCCGAGCGTCTGAAGGCGTGGCTGCGCCTCACCAATCTGGCCAGCAGCTACAAGGCGTGCTTCTGCGACAAGGAAGGCAACCTCACCAAGGACGGCGCGCGGGTGCTGCGCGACTTGGGGAAGTTCTGCCACCAGAACAGCAGCACGCTCAAAGTGTCGCCCGTCTCGAAATGCGTTGACACGCATGCGATGGCGGCGGCGGAAGGGCGCCGTGACGTGGCGCGCCGCATCTGGGGGTACCTCGACATGGACCCCAGCAATTCGCCTGCGATGAAGGACCACAGCGATGACTAACAGGGATCTCCAATGAGCAAGCTCTTGCGCGCGCTCTTGCGCATATACACGTTCGGCATCGACGGTAGCGAAGGTGGCGGAGCGCCACCGCCGCCGGAACCCGGCGCCCCTCCACCGCCTGACGGGGGCACGCCCCCCGCGCCGCCCTCCGCATGGACCGATGGCCTGGACGCCGCGACCAAGAGCATGTTCGAGGCCCGCGGCTTCAAGGGTGCCGGGGACATCGCGGCCAAGCTGAAGGAGTTCGACGCACCCGACAGCCCGGACAAGTACGAGATTCCGGCGCCCGAAGGTGCAGACCCCGCCTACTTGGCAGCCATGCGCGAGGCCGCGCACAAGGCCGGCGTGCCGCCGCAGTACGTCAAGGCGCTGGCCGAGGCGCAGAACGCGTTCACGGCGCAGCAGGCCGAGGCTGCGAAGCAAGCGCAGGAAGCGGCAGAGCGTGAAGCCGCAGCCCAGGCCGAGCGCGATCAGCAGGAACTGAAGCGCGAATGGGGCGGCACGCACGACGCCAAGCTGGAAGGCGCGCGCCGTGCTGCGCTGGCCTTCACGCCGGGCAAGGACGAAGCCGACAAGATGCAGTTCCTGCAGACGATGGAGAGCCGCTTCGGCTACGCCGGCATGATGAAGTTCTGGGCCGCCATCGGTGAGCACATGGCTGAGGCGATGCCGCATGGCCTCGGCGCTCCTGCCAAGCCCAGCGCCAGCGCGCAGAGCTTCTACAGCGCCAGCAACATGAACCCGTGAGCGGCGATTCGCGGGATTCCGACTTGCGCTAACCAGAAAGTGCCGGGCATCCAAACCCGGCCTTTCAAGGGGCGCAGCACATGGCAACTCTCGCGGCAACTCACCCGACGCTGCT